TTTCGCGATTTTTCGCGCATCACATTTCTTTCGTTTTCGTAACATTTTTAACGTTTTGAAAAGACAAGTGACACCCACTTTGCAGATGAAAATGCAAACGGAAATGCAAACAAAAAAGGACAGGGATATTTCACCCTGTCCTGATTTTTTATTTATTATCTTTATTGTATTGAGCGGTGCTGATTCCAAGAAGCGCACCAAGGAGCGTACAGATCACCGCAGAAGTTTTTGCAACCTCTTCCGCATAAGGCCAGCCCCAGACCGCTGCCAAACCAACATAAGCGGTTGTGAGAGCCGGGAGGCAGATCATGACAATCCATTTCAGTACATCATAAACTTTGTCCGGGAGTTTCATTCTTCGCGTACCTCCTGATAATCCATTTTGCTGATCAGCAAAATCCCATCATCATCATCGACGATGTCCAAAACCTGACGGAACGTGTAGGTCAGCACCATCATGCTTGATCCGTCATTCATGACTACAAGATATCTTTCGCGTTCGTCCATGTCATGCTCCTTCCTGGTGAATTAAGAATCCACCTTTATTCTTGATTGTAGTGTATGTTTCCTTGATGTAATCCATCGCGGCTTTACCACGGTTGTTCTTAAACGCTGGATGATTTCCGCAATAAGATTCATAGTTATCTATGTCATCAAGAACATCTTCAAAATGGGACTCCGAATGCTTCTTGCCCTCGCATAGTTCGTCGTAGAACTGAAGGATCCGGTATCGTTGCTCTCTTGCTTTGTTGTCATCGTCTTCCCGGATGTGCTTGTCCAGAGTCTCCTGAAGCGTAGTGATGCTTCCTTGCATCTGATTGATGCTCTCTTGCGTCTTTTTCCGATTACTCCGAATCGTTGGGATAATGCCAACCAAAGCAACAAGAATCGGAGCGCAAGCTTTCAAAATCTCGATAAAGTCTTTGAACTGCATTGGAATTACACCCTCTCCAAAAGCTTTGCCCAAGTGAGCTTGCCGACAATGCCATCAGCTTCAAGCTTATACGCTGTCTGGAACTGCTTGACAACTTCTTCCAGGTAAGAACCGAATATGCCGTCAGGATTGGTGGTAAGAAATCCTCTAGCTTTAAGCACAGCCTGAAGCACTTCAACATCTGCGCCGGTCATGTTCTTGTCGATTGTGCGAGGAGGCCAATACTCTGTCACAGGAATCAGTTCCGGTTTATAGGGCAGCACTTCAGCTTCTTGAGTTGTTGCAGATTCCTCAACAACTGCCGCCCCTGACAGGTCAAGCTCTGATCTGATCCTCAGTGCGGCTTCATACCGCGCCTGAACATTGTTTACAGCAGGGCATTCATACTTGCGGCAGATACGGTCTGTCGCATCCCAGATTGCCTCAACAGTTTTGAGATACGGAAGCAATGCTTCACCCATGCACCACTCGGCCTGACCAAGTTCCCAGATTGCAAACTCAACCTGAAGCTCAACGGAGTCAAGACGGCAACTGCTGAGTCTCCATCTGTCCCAAAGATTTTTCTTCCGCTGTGGCAGAGTCCACTGCGCTTCGCCAAATCCTTTGCCATCTCCCGCGAACTGTTCCCGGCTCATTCTTCCGCTTTCAACAGCATCGACATAAGACTTGCTGATTGCTCTGCTTGCCTGATAGTCTCCCTGTACACGATACGGTTCACAGCCGGACTCACATTCCCAGTTGCCAAGCATACCCAAAGCACCGGCTTCAGAAAGGCCGTATCCACGCAATAGGTTATAGATTGTTTGATGATAGCTCATTGTTTACCCTCCAACAGGTAATTAATCCAAACGTCTAAATCGTCTGCGCTCATGGCTCTCCTCCTGAAGCTCCCATGAAAAAGATGATGACTGCCGATACGACAGCAAAGTAAATCATAATTCGCACAAGTAGCATATCGGCATCCCTCCTGTTATCTTTTGCCTATCTTGCGAAATTACAAGATTTTCACGAGATAAAACCACGGGCAAGGATTTGCACCTTGCATGAACCAACTCCATTAGGGCTGTGCATTGCCGTTCTTTACAGCCATAAGCGTCTACCTATTCCGCCACCGTGGTTGTCATCAAAATAGGCCTTTAAATGACAAACAATTATGACTCAATTTGTTAGAAACAGAATTACGCATCAACAAATGCCGAAAGCATGTTGCCTATCATGTCTTTAGTAAATTTTGAAGTTTCCTTAACACACACATCTGTACCATTGACATTCCTGACGCTTTCAACTGTTAGCCCATACATACCTCTCGTTGCAATGTACCAAGTCAATGACTTGTAACTTTTATCCGATAAACCAATGCACATGTGGATGTATGGATAAAGGCTGGTGTTGTTAATGATCGGCGCCCATGTGCTGTTGATTACTCCACCGATTTTTGCACATAGTCCTGTCTGCACTCCAAAATACGGATCGGTAGGACGCTCTTCAAAAAAGTTCACCGCGCCGGTAACATTGTGACTATCTATCAATGCAAATGCTTTTGATCCAAGGTCATCAATGAGATCGACCATCGCAATAGCTTCTGGCTGGACAACGTTGTCGTAGCTGAAACAAACATCTACATTGTTAGCGTTGTTTCTCTGGTTGTGGTCAAACCCGTAGGGGTTCTGGATCGGAATTATGTCAAGAATCACATTGTTTCTGATATATACTGACCAATCATCAGTACCCTCAACAATGTCTTTTACCAGCATTGCTACACCATAAACGGATGATTTTTCGTCACCGTGTACACCAGCGTTAATTATGATATGCTTGTAATCGTAACCAAGATGCCACTCGTTATCAGATATGTTCTGCTCTGACCTGTTAACCACAGGGGATTGAGGTCTTACAGTATAATGCCGAATTCCATTATTAGCCGCATCAGTGCCAATGTCGGTTTCTTTGGCGATGATATGAGGGTACAGATTGCACAACCCATCATAAACATCATATATATCCGTGCATTGTAGATTTGTAAGCGTATCTGCCTGATACGCCTCAGAAACATACTGCTTTGCTATGGTCAATTCTCGCAGAATATTCCGATTGAGGATTTCAATGGCCTTTGGAGCATCTGTATCAGTGATGTATTCAGTTGCATCTTGTTTCGCAAAAGTTATTGCATACAGATAAGCGTCATCTGTTTCCTTCCAAGATTCAGGATGATTCGGCGTGCTTTGACTTACAAAAGTAATCCTATCCTTTAGAAATTTTGTGATGGAAGTTATTTTGTAACCGTCAGCAGGTTTGATAAAAAATGGTGCAGGCAATAAATCCGTTGTTAATCTCCTGCCAGAATAGGCTGGAAGAACACCATAACGCCCAGACCAATAACCATTAAAAACTATGACACCGTTGCTAACATAAGTCTTTGTATTTAGCATGAGGTATGTTGTCGCATCATAATCGGATGGAGTGATTTGCCTGTTGTCAGATGCCCGAAAAACCAAAACAAGCGATCCAGAATGTCCCAGACGTATTTCAGTTGGAGTACCGTCGCTTGTTATCCACGCAGACTGTTCCAGCAAAGTCGTGCCATCATAAATGGCATAGATAATTTCTGTAATCACTTGACCAGCCGTGAAATACAAAACACTTCCGGCACTAACGGTTACAGTCCCATAAATCCTAATCCGTTTTGTGTCATTATAAACTGCACCGCCAGAAGAATAAGTGCCTTGAATGATGTCCGATACGATGCCTTTCGGCAAATTTGCATTTGACTCAATGTCACTTAATTGGCGAGTTAAGTCATTCAGCGCTGCGCCCGCTGTGCCGCTCTGATAGGTCTCCGTGGAGTCATATCCGATGTCCCCGGAGTCGAGGACAACAGCACCAGTCTTACCGGCAACAGAAGAAACAGCACCATTCGTAACCGTGAATGTTACGGTCTGACCGTTCGTATAGGTGATAGTGTATGTGTCAACATTTCCGCTTGTACCGGTCTTTGCGATTGATGCGATTCCGTTACCGGTTGCACCAGTATCGCCTTTGTCACCTTTTGCGCCGTTCGTTACGGTGAACGTGGTAGTTGTACCATCCGTATAGGTAACTGTGTATGTGTCTACAAGGCCAGACGTTCCGGTTTTGGTAATGCTTGCAATTCCGTTTCCGGTATCGCCTTTTTCTCCGGTGTCACCCTTGTCGCCTTTCTCACCCTCGGCCCGGACATTCGTATTGACATACTGATCGTCACTCCAGATATACCAGAATCCGTTCTGAATAATCGGAGCATGTACGCTTGCTGCCGCTGCTTTCCTTGCGGCTTCCTCAGATGCTTCTTTTGCATCAACAGCA